TATTACCAGCTATTGTTACTAAGCCATCGTCCCTAACTGCAAATTTTGATGCAAGGCTGGAGTTGTAGCAAACAAGTATAGAACTACTTGAGCCATCCGTTGCACCAGCCACAGTCAACGCCCTTGCAGAGTCAATCGCGTCAACTCCTATAGACGCATGACCTGTGATAGCTGTATCGCCTGTGATGTCCACGCCGTCAGCGGTGGTTTCAAACTTAGTACTTCCAGCGTGGTGTAAATAAACAGCACCACCTGTAAAACCTCTTAGGTAATCATTACCAGACGCATCTTGTAGTTTGATTTGAGTTCCTTGAACAAGCAAATCTCCAGTTCCAGCATCTTTGATATAACTGTTAGAAGCATCATGATAAATCTGCAAGTCAGAGCCAGCACCGAAGATGGCCTTGTCGTCATCGCCGAAGTTGATGTTGCCTGTAACACTGCCACCAGTAGTAGCCAAGCCACCAAGGTTAGACAAAGCTGTTGACGCACTAGCAACATCAGATAAATTATTTGTCTTCAACAAAAATGACGCACCATTGGCATAAGCCTCATACCAAGCAGAGCCATCATAAACTTTCATTGCTTGCGTACTGCTATTGAAATATAACGCACCAGCTACAAGAGCATTGCCATCATTGTCCAAAGTTGGGTCACTTGCCTTAACGCCTAGATAGCGGTCGTCAAAGTTATCATATGCCGCCAACGCTGAGTCTCTTGCGCTTTCTGCCGCAGTCTTAGCAGATTCAGCCGCAGTAGCATTGCTAGCCGCATTTTGTATTGCGACAAGATTATCTGTAACATTTTGCATATTGGTCGTTTGACCAGCTACAGTCGTTACATTGGCTGAAACACCAGCAACAGTTGTGACGTTTGCCGCAATACCAGCAACAGTCTGAATAGCGTCTGTTGCGTCAGTACCATCTTCAATATCAGCAAGTGTAGCAATATCGGCAGATGCCGCAGATACGGTTTGAACATCTGTAATAGATGGGCCAGCTTCAACAGCACCAGTAGTTGCGTTGAACGCTAGAGTCTTACCCTTGCGTGTATTAACATCTGGAAGAACAAGGGAAACAGCAGAGTCATAATCTGTAAGTTGCAATGAACGATCTGCTTTATCAGATAAATCTGCCGCAATAGCAGTCAAGCGATCAAGTTCAGTATTTAGTGCATTAATTTGAAATGCCCCAGAAGCAGGAAAGTCAGTTGTTCTTTCAAGAGCAATGTCCCTTGTAATTACAACAGTTGAACCACCACTTGCACCAGTAACACTAATGCTAACAGAACCAGTAGATCCACTCCCACCCGATACAGTGTAATCTGTTGTGAGTGTTTTAAGTGTTCCGTCAACATATACGTTAAGATCAGCATCATCAAAAAACTCAAAGGTTACAGTAAAAGAAGTTTGTGTTACGCCCTCTGCGACAGCGTAAGAAACTCTTGGGTCATTATCTGCAATGTTAATAGTCATAACTATACATACCTCAATATAAGATAATTTTCAATTAATACCTGCCCTTTAGGGCATTGCCTAATCCATTAATTTCGTCTTTCAAAAACCACAAACGCATATAAGGCATTTGCCTTAAAAAATCTGCCGCACCCTCTCCATAGTTTCCTGTAACAAATTCTTTTACTGCTCGTCCTGTATCAACAGCCCAGCTAGGCCCAGCACCACCTATACCAGTAACAGCATCAAGATAATTTTGTTCCTGTGGAAATTTTGGGTTTACAATTCCAAGACCAATATTAGGACCACCCAACGCTAATGATGTGGTCATTGCTGTATAGAACAAATCAGAGTACAAAGAAGCAATACCAGAAGCATCAAAAGATCTAGCAATCTTATCTCCAATAGTCATTTTTTCAAGTTGCCAATCTTTATATTTTAATTCCATAGTCATATAACCTAGACCCATAGAAGCCATAACTACAGCAAGTCTATTCTTAACTTGACCTTGTGCAAATGCGGCAGTAACTTTGTTTGCGGCGGCAAAACTATAAGACATAAATTGAAACGGCAATCCAAGCAAACCGTTTTCTATTCTAGCGTACCCTTTAACTTTAACATCTTCTTGCATACCAAAGCGTCTAGCAATGTGTATTGGAATATAAAACACACCATCAACAGCAATAGGTTTATCTGCTGGCGTTCCCATTAGAATAGTATTCATAATTCCAGTATTCATAGCGGCACGATATGTATCTAATGTACTTTGCTTTGCTCCGTTCTCAAGCCATTTAGTGCTATTAGGTAAATATAAGCCGTTAGGTGTTTGCTCAATAACACCGTTATCAACTAACTTTTTAAGTTCAATAGCTTGTTTTGCATCAATGCCATATCTTGCAAGATAAGTTACTTCCATATCAGAAGCCTCGCCCTTAGTAAGTCTCATTGCGTAATCAATTAATGTATGACCACGAACAATGGCATCAAATTTTTTAAACACATTGGTAGCTGGTGCTAGCAAGTTAGCAATATGAAACTTGCTTACTGCGCCAGAAATAAATCCTTGGTTAAATATATTATTCTGAAGATATTCTGTGTGACGCATATGCGCATCGCCATTTAATATCTCAAGAATTTCACCAGCAAGACGACCTTCTTTAGCAGATAACCTTACTTTGCTATCACTCATAACGCCAAACAATCCCTTAAAGATTGTACCCATTTCATGTTCCATTAAAATCTTTGCCATATCTGGCAATGTAGCAAAACCAGCAGAACCAAGATAATTTAATTGAGCGGCGTTTTTTAATAGAGTTGCTGTATTTTGATCCCAACTGTGAGGATCGCGCAAAACAGTACCAGCAACTCTATCATATAAATGACGAGCATCTCTAAGATAAGCATTACGTTCTCTTAAAGACAATCCAGCACTAAACAAATCATCATCAACATCTTCAAGAACGTCATTAACATTTCTTCCAAACTTATTGTGAAACTCATAAATAGGGGCAGTTCTATTTGTATAGTTTCTCATAACTGCTATTGGATTTGTTTGAATAAAATCCACAACAAGTTTATTTGGAATATCAAGTTCTCTGTGTCTCAAATGTTTTGATCTGCCAGAACCATAATAAACTAAAGCTTCATCGCTTGGATCTTTTTTCCCAGTTATCGTGTCAATGGTTTCATTAACTCTTTTGTTAATAGCTACTGGGCTAGTGTCTAATGTTATAGTTTCATGCTTGTTTGTTTTAGGATTAAACCTAACAATAGTCGGGTTTTCTTTGTACCAATCAAATAATATTTTAGAAAACTTAGATTTTTCAGCTTCAATTTTTTCTAAGTTCCAGTATCTAGGATTAAAGACTTCTTCAAACTTTGGCATAAAATTTGTGTCTTTAACAAAAGCCAATTCATTTTGTACATCATCAAGTTTTTCTTGGAGTTTAGCTAAACGCTGTTGCTTATACTCAATAAACATTTGCCCTTTTTTATTTTTAAGGGCATCATCTATTTGTTTAGATACTTCACTAATTTGTTTATTATAATATTCAATTCTTTTTTGCAGACTTTTTGTACTACCAAGCAATCCAACTTCTTCTAATCTTGTTGACCAAGTTTCATAGTACCTGTCAATCAAAGCCATAGCTTCTGCCTCTGCTTCGCTAGAAGCTTTCTCACCCTTTATTCTTTTAATATTTACAGATTCAACCCATTCTTCGTAAGTACGCACCTCACTACCATCAAAATATCTTTGAACTTTTTGTGCGCGAGAACGAAGATTAAGATCTGGAAATGTTTCTTTCCCCATCTTGTATTCTTTTTGATACAAATTTTTAAGACCATCGTGAACAGATACCCATTCACCGTGTCTAGTTTGTGCCATAGAATATACAGACGGACTCATAGACAAACCAAACTTGTGCATATTAAGGACAAGTCCATTGTCACCAGCTATATCTAATATCGTTCTTTTAGCTGAATCAGTAATTCTTTTATTCATTAACTGACGCTTCATTGGCGTTGTAACAAATTCATAAAACCAAGAATCAGTCCAAAGATTTTTTGGCAATCCATACGCATCATCAATTTTTTTAGCAACTTCATCTTGTCTAAAGCGCATTGTTTTTTCATTTTCAAAAAGCTTTAGCTCTTCTTCTTTTTCAGAAATTTTATTTTTTGTATTATCTATACCGCGCTTTAATTGCTCTCGTTCTTTTGCGTATTGAGGTGCGTCAGGTAAACTATCTAAACTATTTTGCAAACCTTTCTGTACTTCTTTCAATCCCTTAATAGTTCTGGGCAAACCCTCGATTGAAGCATCAAGACTAATTTGATCTATTTGACTAAGTGGTCTGCCTGTTGTTGGATCTGGACGATACCTATTAATAATAGGAGCAAAGCTTAACTCTGAATTCCCAAGTGCTTCTTTAGTCTTAACAAAAGCAGATGCTCGTCTTGCGGCTGGTATAGATATTAAACCTCCTATAATAGCCCCTCCAGCCATTGCAGAGCCAATGTTCATAATTGGTTCATAAGGAGATGCCAGTGGATCAAAAGGTTGCCTAAGAGCTTCCTGACCAGCTTGAAGCGCACCAACAGATATGCCAGTGCGAAGCATTGATTTTCCTATGCCAACAGTAGGGCCGCCAAATGGCAGGGCAACAATATTAATAGGATCAAATAAACCAGCACCAAAGTTTGCAAGCATAGATGAGTTATACATAACAGATCTGCGTTCTATATTTGCATCAATAGCCGCTACTCTTGCGTCAAAATCTTCCTTGTTTGGCGCAAGAATTAATTCTGGAAACTGTTCATAACCTTCAATGTAATCAACTGGATTAAAATCTTTATCAACTGTTTGATCAACAGTAAATTGCCTATTTAGAAAATCCATTACAGGAGCATATTGATAGCCAATATTTGCAGATACAGTTTCTGCAAATGTAGGAGTATCATCTACAAGCTTCTTAGGAGTGTAGAAAACTTCTCTTCTGCTATAAAGATCAATACTCATTAATCAACACTCGGCTCATAAGCATCAAGAAGAATCTTTGCGGTGTATGGAGTTAACCAATCTTCATTAGAAGCATTAACAGCCTGACGCAAGTAATTAGCAAAATCAATTTGCTTTTTCTCTAATACTTTTGCAATACGATCTTCTTCCGCAAAACCAATTTGTTCTAAATCAGAATATTGAAATATCATCATCTTTGGAGCGGTTAAGCCAGCCTTCTTATCTTCGGCAGTTAATCCATCTGCTGACTCATAAATGTATGGTGAAAATTCACCAACTTCATTTTTAACAACCCCAATATAAACAGTGTTCTCAGTCATTCCTTTAACTTGAGAATCTGGATCAAGATACTGTGAATACCCAAAAGGCTCTCCAGCAATAGGCATTAAATAAATTCTTTCCTTTCCCTGTAAAGATTTTTGAACATCTTTTGTTGCTGGCACAGCTGGCATTCCACCAACAGAAAAAGCAAGATTATGTTTATTACCATCAACAAAATGACTAGACACAGAACCAATGTGCGCATTAATTCCTTGATCATCTAAGTATTTATTAAAGTTAGAAACAAATTGAGTTTTTGATTTTTTATCTTGACCTATTCTTTTGTTGCCAAAAGAAAATGTAGACACATCAGATGCTGGATTATAAGGATCAACAATTAAACCATCAGTCGGTTTATAATAACTTTCATAATAAACTCCAATAGCGTCAAACAATGTTTCGCTATCACCGCCAGCAGAAACGTGCAAATCAATATAAGGTGCAAAACGATTCAACAAATCTGATTGCACCCTATTGTCTTTAATACCGTAACGCAAAAATGCCGCTTTCATAATTATAGAGTTCATTTGATCGTTATTTGTGTTTGCAAAAGTTAACGGTTTTTTTAATATTGGCTTTAATTCTGCATTAATTATATTGCCATATCTGCTTTTTTTCTTAACCAAAAGAGCCTCTGGATCGGCAGATAACTCCCTTACATCAGATAAAACTTGTGGAAGATTAGATGTTCCTCTTATATTAACACCAGCTTCAATAGCTTTATACAAATTGTAATCATCAGGAGATAAACTTCTTTTAAGAATATTCCTAGACCTTCCAGTGCCATCAATCGTAGTATCAAGCTGGCGCATAGTATTAAATATGTTTGCTTGAATTCGTGGATCTAATTGTGTTTGTGTGCTTAAACGAAATGCGTCAATTAACTGTTTACTCATCAAACCAGTTCTGACCATATCAGAATTAATTTGAGCAGTGTTCTCTATATATTCTGGATTTAAATATACATTGCCACTTAGTATTGCTTTATTATTTTTTGCGTCTGTATATACATCATCAGGATTTGAATCGCTAATGTTTGGCATAACAAACATTTGATCAAACTGAGCGTGAGTATCTGTATCAGATGGGTTTGCTGTTCCTTGCATAATAGATTGTGTTTGTAAAACGCTTTTAACTTCTGTTATAGAATCAGAATACAATTGTGAAGACACATTAACTTTTTCTTGCAATTGATTAATTGCATATGTTCTGTCTTCACCAGCAAATTCCATATATTGTTTTATTGGCTGTTTTAAATTCTCAGGCAACAAATCATAGTTTTCCCCACCAGTAGTTAGCCATTGATTTATTGAATCAACTTCTGATGGACTAAATGTAATTGTTCTTGAACTTATTTGTTTACCTTCTGATGTCGTTAATGTTGCTGGCTCTCCTGCTTGAGCAATTCCATTTAACAAATTATTAATTAAAACGCCCTTATAAGCAGATTTTCTTCTCGCCTTTTTATCAGCAGTTTCTTTAAGGTCATTAACTTGATTGCTGTAATCTGTATATAAATTTGAAGCAACATCAAAAGCCTGTACTATATTGCCAGAAACAACTGCTTCTCGAACGGACTCTATGCTTTGCTGTTGAAAGTCTGGGCCAGTTTTTTCATCAAATTGAATAATATCAAGTTCTTCTTGTTTTCTTTCTAATTCATTTTTAACCTGTAGTTCCCTTGCTTCTCTATCCCTAATTGCTGGAATTGCTTGATTAATAGTTTGGCGTAAATCTTCGGCTATAAAAGGTAGTAAAAGACGTTTGCTACTTCCCTCATCATAAACTAACTCGCCAGTTTCTTCGTCAAGATATGTATCATTACCACTAATTTTAAGGCTCATAGCCTGTTCAATTAATGTTCTGTAAGGCAATGGCAAATTTTCAACACCATCACCATTAGACATCAACACTATTTTAGCCGCATACAAATCCTCTTCTGTTCCAGATTCATTTGTAATTGTGGCAAGTGCATTTTGAATAGCACCAGACAATGCTTTTATATTTTTTTCTCTTATAAGATTGAATGCTTCAGCATCGCCCATTAATAAAATATTATGAGCAATGTGCATATTCCCGTCTATTATTCCTTGAGCTTCCTCAAATGATTCATTGATTATAGCTTGACCAGCTTCAGTGCTTAATGAATCAGTATCAAATACATTTTGTGTAATCCCATCTGTAATTACTCTAAGATTATTATCAACAATTGAAATATTAGAGTTAATTGTATCTTGCTGTTTTCTTGCAACATCCTTTTGTAAAAAATTAGCTTTATAAGATCCAAGAAGTGAAGCACCCATAGCTTGAGTAAGTTCTTTAAATCTAGGATCTGTTTCATCAATCAGAGTTTGTATTTGTTCTGTTAAACCTAATTCAAACTTAGCGTATCCATCTCTATCATTTTCATAACGTGCAAAGTTTTGAGCGGCATAATTTTTAATATCTGTTTCAAGGCTAGCAACATAACGAGCTTCTATTGCTTCTTGATATGCGTTAGCCGCCGCAGTGCCAAATGAACTAGGGGCCTTTAAAATTTCTACTTCACCTGTTGCTGGATTTAATGTTTTGAATTTTGTTTCCGAAACAGTTCGAGCAAGATTAGTCCCTTTCTTTTGAGCTTCATCAATTAATTGCTTGTAAGAAGATTGAATTAAGCTATCAGCAAGTTCACCAATACCAGTTGTTACGCCAAAGGCATCAGCCCCTGCTCTTACAACTCCAGTAGGTTGAGTAACATACTGCCTTCTTTCTCTAATAACTGGCATTATTATTCCTCATCTGCTTTATATTCGTAATATCTAAACAAGCCGCTAGCAACAGCACCAGACGCACCAAGCAATGCCCCAGTCATAGCGTTCTTAGCGGTGCTTCTAGCTAAACCAATAGACATTTGAAGGTTGCCCATAGTTTGCATATGTTGGCTTTGTAAACGATCTACATCTTGACTAGCAAGCGTCCTTTGCTTTTCAAGAAAAGCTTTAACAGATCTATCGTTTGGATCACGCCCAAGTTTACTAAACAAAAAGGCTCTGTTAATTTTTTCATTAGCAAGTAACTCTTCGTTTCTGTCATTAGTGCGCTGAAGTGTAGCAAGTTTTTCTTGCTCCATTTGAATGCGATACTGCTGTTCCTGATATCTTGCTTGTCTCTTTGCCGCCTGACCCTGTTGCAGAGAAGACATAACGGACAAACCAGTACCAATAACTTGTAGTGCAATAGGAATCATTAGAATGAAACCTCCGCTATAAGGCCATTAACTTGCATCTTTAATGGCGCAGTTTGTGTAATAACAACCGTTGGATCTTTAGAATAGCCCAATAACCTAAACTCTTTCTTGCCAGTAACAGGGGTTCTGTCTTGGCTAAGATCATCACCAACCTGTCTAATAACTAATCTTTTGTTATTAACAGAAATTGACAATGTATTATAGAGATCTAATATTACTCTAGTAACTGAGCGTGGCTCACCTGTTAATGGGCCTGATGCTATCTGTGCATCAATAGGAAGTGTTTCTGCTTGGACATTAAAGTCATACCCAATCTCAGCAGAAGTTATAGACTCTACGGCAGATACATCTACTTCACCAGACGCGACTGTAAACTCACCAAGATAGTCGGTATCATCTACAACCTTAACTACTGCTCCATCTTCAAAATGAGAAGAAACATCAAACACCCCAGCAACACCAGTAAAAGTATCTGAGAAGTCCATATTAAGGTTGGAATCAAATTCCATAAGAATAAACTTATCTGTTCCAGCACCAGTGTCATATTGCCCAACAACAAAGACGCGATCATCAATTGTGCAAATAGAATGAAACTTACCTTCAGTAGTAAACTCAGACCAGCCAGCCCTTTGTTCTATTCTATTTGTGATGAATGTCGCAATTGTTCCATCATCATTTACTACAAAAGCATATGACTCAGGACGGTTAATAGCACCCCGAAGAATTGTCATTTGCTTTGGATTCTTAATCAAATGCGCTGACAAATTACTGATGCCAGTTGCAATATAGGCGGCTTCAGCATCTGAGTAAATATATTCTCTAATTACTGACCCAGTTTTCTGCACGAATATTGTCGCACCATCCAACACTTGAGGACGAACATAATCACTGCCAAATGGTGTCTGCCTTCTAATCTGTGCATTAGTTGGGGTTACTGGTTTGTCAGCAAAAGCTGGCACATACATTTCTGAGGTGCTAGTAAAGATCTGTAAGTCACGATTAGACACCAAATGTCTAACAGTATTAATCTCACCAATGCTAGCAGTAATATCTATAGCATCACTGTCTTCAGCATCACCAATATCAAAGTTAAAATAATCTGCTGTCTGGCTTGCCCAGATGCCGTCAGGCTGGGCTATAGTGCCGCCAAGCCACAATCTATTCTCATGGAACGTAATGGCGGCTGGGTAGCCTCTGAGAGCCGAATAAGACTGTTCTTCCCATTGACTAGTTGGGGCATGAGTAATAATCTTTGGACTGCCACCGCCAACAGTAGAACTATTAGCGGTAGATCCAGCACTTACTTCAAATACATTTTTATCAATAATGCCAGTAACTGTTCTTGTTCCGTTGATTTGATTTGCGGTAATACCACCTACACCACCAGCATCACTTATAGTAATTGAATCACCAACAGATAATCCATGCAACGCAAAAGTAATTTTAATAGTTGCAGATGAATCTGTTGTTTCAATTGCATCAGTATCAAGATGCACTAACAACTCATCTCTAATATTGCCTGTTGCTTGAGTAGCAGACTGCACAGAAGTAATTTCAATTTCATTCTTGTGGTATCTAAGTGTAACACCAACGTGCAAAGAATCTAAATAATTTCCACCAGTTTGCGTTCCAGTAGTATCAAAGTAATTTCCGCTTGTTGTAATAGTAATCCCAGTACCAGTAGAAGCTGATGGGTCAAGGGTCATTGCTGTAGGATGAAAACTATAATAAGGCTGAAGAATGCCGTACCCATCAACTGATTCATCAAAGGTCATTGTTTCCACTTGAAAGTCTGTAAGACTTGTTCTTACAAGTTTTCTGACCATAAAAGTTTGGTGCGCAATAAACATTACATCACCAGACTGAGCATAATTCAATTCTTTTAAAATACTATCAGTAAACGGAAGTGAATTAGAATCCACATCTTGAGTAATGGTCGAGGTTAAAGAAACAGCACCAGTGCTAGGATCAATAATAAAAACCCTAATCTTTGCATTCTCAAGCGAAACAATATATCTTTCATCATCAGAAAAAATATACGGAACAAGCTTGTGCTGAAATAATTTAGATGAATCTACTGTTGTGTCAAACTCATAAATGCGCCGAGTACCATAACGTTTTAGCAAGCCGCCTTCATTCCTAAGAAAGAAGTTTTCTACTCTCTTAGCCGCCGCACGATAGATATTCGTATCAGTCCTTGATAGAAGCGAAGGGCTGATCTCTCCAAACTGAAAGTTACTGAGAGGAACGCTAACCCTTGCCATTAACTACGCCTTTCAGTAATGAACCTTGAAGTAACGAGTTTGCGTGTGGTTTGTTGCTGGCTATCCAAGTTCCTTGCTTTAGCCATAGTAACTTGTGCTTGACCAGCCATAATATCAGCTAGTGCTGAGTTCCTAGCAATAGAAGTAGCGAATACAATAGCAAGGGAATAAACTACTGCAATTGTAAAATAAGAAGGCCAGTCTTCCTCACCAGATCTGTATGTATAGTCAGCAACTAATGTATCATTGTCAGAGGTATCGGCGTAAACTTTATTGCCATAAGTTTGATACTCAATCAAATTATCATTAACAGTTACGGCATGAAGCATTAATATATCATTTGGAAGTTGATAAGCTTTATTAAAACGCCCAGTTGGTGCGTCACTTAATCTGTTTAATACAGCTTGATTGGTTGCAAAACGCCAACGAGTATTAACAAGTGCCGCCCTTGCAACATCTTCATACATATTAACAGCAACCAGAGCCTCTGTGTTGCCGTCCTCAAAAGAAGTAATAGGTTCTGCGCCGACAAGAATTAATGCTCGGCTACAAATATCAATGGGTGAATTAGCAGTAGTGCTAGTTAATGCCATGAAAGTCGAGGGGGCTTTCGCCCCCTCTCCCTAATTTAGTCAGTATCAGTGACTGTAATTGCAGTGCCGTCAGCAATATCCACTGTGCTACCATCATTGGAAAGCACAACAGAAATGCCAAGAGTAGGTGCATTGTTATCGTAAACAAAAACAACATCGCCAACATTCATCATGCCAGCCGCTTCGTTAAAATAACCTGATGCACGAACAACAGACAAAGCATCAACAGAGGAGTAGAACCACACATTGTAGCCCCCACCGCCACTCATACGAGTTAGTCCAGATGAACCATAAGCCATAGTTTATCCCTCCTAGTTATTGTCGAGGACTTCATAGATACCGTTGTTGTCAATAACAACAGCACCCATGGACATCATCGAGGTTGCAAGATGAGATACACGCTCTGGAACATAGTTAAGTTCCGTTGAAACGTCTGCACCAATTCCAAGACCAACAGAGCTTGTGTGGTAAGCAATGTTCTTACCAGCCGTTACTGCTGAAGTTGAGAAGATCTTGAATCCAAGAAATTCCTTCATGGTCATGCCGCCAGCATAAGGAAGATTCTGATCGCCTACAAAGTCGCTTGAAGCAAACTCAGTAATAGCAAAAAGATCTGCATAGCCAGCAGGGTGCATAGCTAGATAGCGTCCACCGTCTTCTGGAATGTCTGCCGCACCAAAGGTTTCGAACAGAGTAAGAAGATCAGCTTTAACCAATGCGCCACCTGTATCTGCAATTTGAGTGGCGTTTGCGCCAGCGTCCATTGCAGTAATGAGGATCTCATCGGTTTTACGACCAAGAGCGGCGGCTGAAGATTTAGCTACAGCTTGACGCTCATCAATGTTGGTCTTCAGTTCATCTAGCTTGTCGATGTACTCAGCCGCATAGTAGTCAGCCATAGTAGCTTCGACATTGGTATGTGCCAATTCCATAGGAGTGACCATGCCATTGCGTGATTTAGTAGATGCAGTTCCTGTTCCGATCTTTTGAAAACGAACAGTGTTTCCGCGCACGTTGCTTACAGTACGAACAGTGTTCCGAAGCTTGGAACCCATACGCTGATAAGCCATATGCACTTCTGACTCAAACTGCTTGATAAAAGCGGTATCAATAGTATTCGCCATTATCCAGTCCTTTCAGTAGTTAAGGTTACGTTGTCCTCGGTTGTCTGCTCGTCATCTCACAGTGATTATCCTTTCGGGTCACTCAATGGGTTACAGGCCGTGTATATAGATTAATAACATTATTTTTTTGTTTTGCATAGCGACTAAATGCAAGCATCAAATGACCGTTAAAACTGTGAAACTCTTCATGAAATTGAAAGCCACACCAGCCTAACCAGTTAATTGTTTCCGCATGATCTAGTGGTACAATATTCCCAATAACCTCAAAGTTGCCTTGAAGAAGATTAACAACTTCTTTACAACCCCTTAGAAAAGAAATCTTATTGTTGTTTATGTCTTGAGTACCAAGCATCCAAACACTCCCATTGTTGTGTTCGGTAGGCACTGTCCCACACATTGCAATCGGTTCATCATCCAAGCAGATGCTGTAAGTTTTTGCAAAGGGATCTTCAAATGGCTCAGACAATGCTTCTTCTGGAGTAACACCAAAGATAAAACATTCTCTAGCATCGTTAAACCTAAGCTTGTCTTTTATTTTTTGTACATCAGTGATGGCGGCATCTCTAAGAGATAACCGCCCCACCTCGACATAATTAAGACTAGCCATAAATCTTACGGAAGCCTTCTTCGACTTGGCGCACAAAGTTCGCATCGCGCTTTACTGGGTTGTGATATCTGTCGTCAAGCATCATTTGTTGCAACTCTGTTTCATTAATTTGAGCAACAGGTTGACTTATTGAATTTGGAGATTGTTGTTGTAAGTTTTCCATAATAAACTCTAATGCTTGAACACCTTCTGCTGTTTCACACATACGCTCAACGGCAGTCATATGTTCTTGTGGAAAGAATTGATTTGCAAATAAGCTAACAGATTCAATCCTAGCGTTTGCATTATCACCAAGCTTTCCAACTTCAGCATCATAGTCTGGTACGTCTGAATTTACAGCATCCATGTAAATCTTAATGCCTTCAGCAAATTCGTCTTGGCTCATGCCGTTTTCAAAAGCATGATCAGCCCACCAGTTAAGAAGGGGATTCTCTGGTGCTAACGCTTCATCAATTCCTTCAGGGAGGATATAATCCCCTTTATCTGCTGGACGATTTGCGTAAGCTTCCTTTTCAATTTCTTCCATAAAAGATTTACGGAAATCCTCTTCCTTCTGACCCAATTTAGATTCCAAAGATGAGTAAGCACTTGCTAAATCCTCTGCTGTTGTAAATTTTTCTGGTAGCCACTCTGGTCTTTCAACTGATGCTGATGACTCTTGAGCAACTTCTTCTTGCATTACTTCGGCATTTGATTCCTGATTATCCATTTGATTTTACCTTATGTCCTGATGCAATTCGTTTTTCAATAAGGGCAACAAGAAACCTCATCCCCTCTAAGTGGCGCAACTCTGCATCACTAATGTTAGCCCCACTTACTGCCTCTATAGTTACTGAACGCAAATAACGCAAGATCTCTTGTCCTGTTGGTGTAGAGAACAAGCTTGCAAAGTTTTGATTTATTTTGTCGTCTTCTTGTTTATTTCTGGTAAAGCCATCAATGCTAATAAAATTAGGCTTGCTCATCAGGCATCATCCCCTGTTGCATCATTTGTTGTTGTTGAGCATATTGCTGTGCGGCGGCAACAATCTGCTGTCGCTCTTCAAGATCACGAATAAGTTTGTCTGGAACACCAAACTTCTTAGCTAAGTAAGCCGCAGTTTCCTCAGAGTTAATCAAAAGATTGGTAATCTCTGGCCCAAATCTACCTTGCACAAGCTCAAGGAATCGCGCAACCGAAGTAATATCTTCATTCGCCTGAGCCTGTGCAAGAGGGGAAACTGATCTAACTTTAACTTCTCTGCCATTAATTGTTGGCAATTCAATACGCCCTTGCTTCTTGAGAATATAAACTACACGTTGAAGAACAGGCTGTACTAACTCAGCTTGGAGTCTTCCAAAAGCACTACCAATCCTTCGTGACAAGTCGGCCATACGTTCTGCAACCTCTGTTGCAGTTGCTGGAGTTCTGTCAGGATTACCAAGCATATCATTATACAAAGCCCTTTTAATGTTAAGGCGCATATCTGATAGCACCAGATTTGCAACATCAAAAGAACCAGCCGCACGAATTGGCTCTAGGCCACGGCTATTAGGGGCTTTTGGAATGACAGTTCCAGGGACTAAGTTAATAGTATCGGGATTAACTACGCCGTCATCTTCCATTTGGTAGATGCCAGAGATAGCCATCTGTGCATTCTCAAGAATAAGTTCAATGGTAAGATTAGTTGTTTTAATTGCTGATAGAGCATTGATAAGTGGGCCACGCCCATAGATCTCACCAGCACACTTAGACCAACGGAAAGGAACATAAGGATTAGAACCAACGCCCCTGTATTGTTCTTGTACCAGCACATCGCCAGTCTGCATTTCAATAGCATAAAATAAATGCGCTTCTTCATTCTTTTTTGAATAATCACGGCAAACAACTTCCAACACAGTACACTTGCTATTTGGTGAGGTTTGCGCCATTGTTTTTAGTTTGTCTGAGATAATAGCTTTTGGATAAAGAATATTAATTTCATTTGCCCTAACCTTACGCTCACGATAAACGTGGTCGATGCGGTCATCAGGGCCAACATCCAGCACAACGTGCGGCAAAGGAATAGCTGAGAAGTTGACAGGATTAATAGCATTGCCTTCTGATATATGAAGAACACCTGTGCCAACAGCTAAATCTAAAAAGGATTCATGTATTTCCTGACCGAAGTTAGAGTTTTGAATTACCTCAAACACATAGTCAGTTACTTCATCAAGGTCATTGTCAACAGCATCTCTTTGTTCTGGTGGTACTTCACTTCCAGAAGTAAAGTCAGCCCATCGTGCAAAGTTAGGAACAAGACCTTGTTGCAAGCGTGAAGCAAACTCTTGAAC